TGCTTCAAGTTTTACTGTAGGAAATTCTAATTATTCAAATTATGGAACTTTAGTAGCTTGGACATGGAAAGCTAATGGTGGAACAACATCATCTAATACTTCAGGCTCTATTACATCTACTGTATCTGTAAATACAACTGCTGGGTTTAGTGTGGTGACTTACACAGGAACAGGAACAGCAGGAACTATTGGACATGGTTTAGGTGTTGCACCAGCATTTACTATATTTAAAAATAGAACTTCAGGAACTCCTAATTGGGTTAGCTATCATAAATCTTTAGGAGCAACAAAAGGTATTTATTTAAACCTTACAAATGCAGCTGCTACTGATAGTGTATGGCAAAATACATCTCCAACATCAAGTGTAATAAGTATTGCTGGTTCAGCAAGTGCAAATGTAAATACAAACGGAAATAATTATGTTTGTTATGCTTGGGCAGAAATAGCAGGGTTTAGTTCTTTTGGTTCTTACACAGGTAATGGATCTACAGATGGGCCATTTATTTATACAGGTTTTAGACCTAAATATGTTTTAATTAAAGTAAGTTCAACAACTGAAGATTGGTATATTTGGGATACATCAAGAGGAACATATAATGCTAATACACCAATTTTATATGCAGATTTAAGTGCAGCAGAATCTACTTCAGCTATTGATACATTATCTAATGGATTTAAATGTAGAACTGCACAAGCATTACAAAATTCAAGTGGTGCAACTTACATATACGCAGCTTTTGCAGAAAACCCATTTAAAAACGCTTTAGCAAGATAACAAAGGAAAAATTATGTTTTATTCAACAACAGATGAACAATATATTAACGAAGGACAAGCCTTTACCATTGGTGATGTGCAATATCCTAATAATTGGCTTAACCTTTCAACACCTGAAGAAAAAATAGCTATTGGACTTGAAGAAGTAATTGCTACTAATCAGCCTGCTTCAGATATTTATTATTGGGTATCATCAACATTAGACAAAGCCACTTTAACTTACACTAATACGCCTAAAGACTTAACAAGCGTTAAATCTAATGCGTTTAATCAAATTAACGCTACTGCTTATTCAATACTTCAACCTAGTGATTGGATGGTTGTTAAAGCTACTGAAACTTCTACTCCTATTAATCCTGATTGGAATACTTACAGAGCTAACGTAAGAGAAACTGCCGATCAAAATAGAACAGCCGTAACAAGCGCTGTTGATGTTAATGCAGTAGCTACAATTATGGGTTCAATTACATGGCCTAAATCACCAAGTCAAGTAGCTTTAGAAACTGCTCAATTATCACAAACAGAGGTGGTCAATGAACAACTATAATTGGAAACTTGTAGAAGTTACCGCAGAAGAAGGTTTAGTTACTCATGCTTATTATCATGTAACCGCTACTGACGGTGAAGATACTGTAGAAACAGAAGGCAATCATTATTTCAAAGGCAAAGAGATTAAAATTCCTTACGCAGAAGTCAGAGAAAAAACAATTCTTGATTGGATTAATGACGAAACAACCGTAGATGAGGTTTCTAGTATAAAATCTCGTTTAGATGAGCAATTATTAGAGCTTAAAAAAGACAAAACAGTTGGCTTTCCTTGGCTCTCTAACACATTCACACCTAATATCTAGGATTTATTATGCCAAAGCCAATAGACATCATATCAAGAGCCATGAAAGACATCGGTGCATTAGCATCAGGTGAAACTCCGTCACCTGAAGAAGCTCAAGACGCTTTTGATATGCTTAACGACCTTATTGACCAATGGTCAAACGAGGACATGATTGTCTTTAATACAACTGAAATTATATGGCCTGTTATTGCAGGACAAACTCAATATACAATTGGCCCTAATCACGCATCATCTAATTTTATTGGCGCTCAATTTACAGGATCAATTACAGGTAATGTCTTAACAGTTACAGGAATTACGTCAGGCGCAGTTGCTCAAGGTCAAACGTTATCAGGCACAGGCATTACTGACGGCACTAAAATTTTAGATGAATTAACAGGTGCAGGCGGTAACGTAAACTATGCAGGAACGTATTTACTTAATGTTACTTATGCAAGTCCTGTAGCATCTACCCTTATTCAAGCTTACTATCAAAAGCCTTTGGGAATTGATTCTGCTTATGTTCGTATCAATACAACTTCTAACGGTCAACCTATTGTAAATGGTGGACTAGATTATCCAATAGCTATTTTAGCCTTGGATGATTACAACATGATTGGATTAAAGACTTTAAATGGCCCTTGGCCTAAAGCTTTATATTTTAATCCTAATTCTGATTCAGGTAACGTTTTTGTATGGCCTAATCCTGCACAGGGTGAAATACATATGTTTGCTCAAACATTGTTTAGAAACTATGCCTCACTTAATGACGATATAAACCTTCCACAAGGCTATTCTATGGCTCTACGTTGGTGTTTAGCCGAAAGATTGATGCCTATGTATGGCAAAGCCTCACAAACGCAAATAGCGATGATTGTGGCGTTTGCTGCACAAGCTAAAGCAACACTAAAACGCACCAATATGAAGCCTATGCAATCTGCAAGATTTAACGATGCACTATTATCTAGCCGTCAAAAAGACGCTGGTTGGATACTAACAGGCGGATTCTTTAGATAATGGCTGATTTTGGCTTTGTAGGCCCTAGTTATGAAGCACCGTCAATCTATCAAGATGGGCAAGAGTGCATTAACTTTAGACCTGAAATTGATCCGTTAAAGCCTGAAGGCTCAAGAGGTGTTGTAGCTTTATATCCAACGCCTGGCCTTACATCATCCGTTGTATTTCAAAACAAACAAGAAGTTCGTGGTATGCGAACTGTATCAGGTGGATTATATATGGTGGCAGTTGTTGGCCCTTATGTATATATTTTAACTTCTACCTTAACACCTACAATGATAGGTCAATTAAACACAGCAACAGGTCGTGTAGGCATTACAGATAACGGATTAAACGTTTATATTGTTGACGGTTCTTATCGTTATACATGGCGCATTTCTACTCCTTCTGCCGCTTTATTTACAGGTTCTGTATCAGGAACAACATTAACGGTTACAGCGGTATCACAAGGCACAATAGCTATTAATCAAGCTTTATTTGGTTTAGGTGTCACTAACGAAACTGTTATTACAGCTTTAGGCACAGGCACAGGTGGTGTTGGAACATACACCATTAACCAAACACAAACAGTAGCTTCTACATTAATGAATTCTGCTGCCGTTGCTTCAGTATTAACGGCTTCAATGTCAGGCACTACAATGACTGTCACAGCTAGTTCAGGCACATTGTATCCAGGTCAAACTATTCAAGGTTCTACAGTTTCAGCCAATACAATTATTACTGCTTTAGGTAATTCATCTGTATTAAGCCAAACTATTGCAGCAGGTGGCACAGGATATGCAGTCAACGATACTGTAACTGTATTAGGTGGCGTTTATGGAACAACTCCTGCAACATATACTGTTTCATCAGTATCTGCTGGTGTGGTGACAGGATTAACTTTAACCAACGCTGGCTCTTACACTTCTCAACCTACTAATGATGTATCTACTTCAACAAGTGGCGCTGGCACAGGATTAAAACTTACATTAACGTTTGGCACAGGATCAGGCACAACAGGAACATATCCTATAAGCGCATCTCAAACTGTAACATCAAGAACAATGTATGCGTTAAACTTTACTATTTTTCCTTCTACTGATGGTGCGTTTTCAGGTGGCAATACTGTTGACATTGTAGATAACTATTTTGTTTACAATAGACCTAGCTCACAACAATGGGCTGCTTCTAATCCATTAAGCCCAATTACTCCTGCGTTAAGCTTTTCATCTAAAGACGGATCGCCTGATAATTTAGTATCTTTAATTGTAGATCATCGTGAAGTATATTTACTTGGTGAAACCTCATCTGAAGTATGGGTAGATGTAGGATCATTTCCTTTCCCTTTCCAAAGAATACCAGGCACATCAACTCAACATGGTATTGCAGCTAAATTCTCTGTTTCACGATTAGGTAATTCTTTTGCTTATGTATCTAGAAACAATCGTGGTCAAGCTCAAATTATGATGATGAATGGTTATGTTCCAACTCGCATATCAACTCACGCTGTTGAACAAACATTATTAAATCAATATATAGATGACGCTATTTCTTGGACTTATCAACAAGAAGGCCATGAATGTTATGTTGTTTCATTTCCTACATTAGATTTAACATGGGTATATGACATATCAACAACTATGTGGCATAAGTGGCTATCTATTGACACTACCAATACTTATCATAGACATCGTGGTAATTGCTCTGCTGTATTTAATGGCAAAGTTTATGTAGGCGATTTTGATAACGGCATTATTTATTTACTTGATCCTAATAACTATACCGACAATGGTGGTGAAATTCGTAGATTACGCAGAGCGCCTCATATTGTGACTGATTTGCAACGTGAATACTTGGAAGAACTTCAAATTCAATTTCAACCAGGCGTAGGCAATCAATCAGACCCAGGTCAAATACCTCAAGCTATGCTTCGTTGGTCTAATGATGGTGGTTCTACATGGTCAAACGAACATTGGACTTCTATTGGCGCAGTCGGTTTATATAAAAATCGTGCTATTTGGCGCAGATTAGGTTGGGCTAGAGATAGAGTTTTTGAGGTTGTAGTTACAGACCCTGTAAATGCAGTTATAATATCGTCTAATCTTAAAGCTTCACAAGGTGAAAACTAATGGCTACAGGAAATGGTATTTATGGAACAAGTCAGACCAATCCATATCCACAGACTGAATTTTTAGATGCACAATCAAAAAGACCAACTCGTGCTTGGCAACAATTCTTTTTAAACTTGCTTAATTTTAGTAGTTCAACCACAGCAACTACAGGAACAGCAACGTTACCTGCTAAACCAGCAGGATTTATTAATATGACAGTAAATGGCCAACAAGTAAAAGTGCCATACTATAATGTCTAGCAAAGCTATAAATGCTATATATTTGTCTATAAAAGATAAGTTAAGTATTACTGAAGAGCAGTATGCGGAAATAATGAAAGATTGGGATTTTGTTGAATTAACCCAAAACAATGAAGTAGTAGGTGCTGTAATTATAAAAGGCAATGAGCTTCATGTTGGTTATAGCAAAAAGCCTACGTTTTCAATAAGAAAACACATAAAAGAAACGCTTAAAAAATTAATAGATATAAATGGTTGTGCAGTTACAACTGTAATGAAAAGCAATGAAAGTGGTTTAAAATTCTGTAAACGTCTTGGTTTTGAAATAGAAAAAGAAGATCAAGATAAATTTTATTTAAAATGCGATAGGTGCAACTATGTTTAATCCAAGATTTATAGGCGTTCTCAAACATCCAGGCTATAACGATCCGTTTTCAGCCGCTATTGCCGTAGGAGGCTCTCTTATTGGTAGTGCAATGTCTGCCGATGCAGCAGAAAGTGCAGCACAAACACAAGCAGACGCAGCTAACGCAGCTAATGCTCAACAACTTGCAATATTTAACAAACAAAATGCACAGCAAGCTCCATATAGAGCGGCAGGTTATACATCTCTTAATCAAATTGGATCAATGCTTCCTGGCACATATCAACAATATGATGCTCAAGGCAATCCAACAGGCACAGGCACAGGATCAGGTTATCTTACACAGCAATTTACTAATCAAGATTTAAATGCTAATTTAGCTCCTAATTACGCATTTCAACTAGGTCAAGGTCAAGCCGCAACAAGAAATCTTGCTAACGCTTCAGGTGGTCTTATTGGTGGCAACGCTATTCAAGGCATGCAAGACTATACTCAAAACTTTGCAGGTAATGCTTATCAAAATGCTTTTGCAAATTTTCAAGGTCAACGTTCTAACATTTATAATACTTTAGCTGGTATTGCAGGTATTGGTCAAACAGGCCAAACAGCAACCAATCAATTAGCTACTAATTATGGGACTAATTCTGCTAACTTAACCACAGGAGCAGCCGCAGCTCAAGCCGCAGGAAGAGTTGGTGCAGCTAATGCCTATTCAGGTGGATTACAAAACGCAAGCAATATGTATGGTTTAAGTAGATTATTAAATCAAGGCGGTAATATAAATAGTTATAATAATTTACCTACTTATGGTGGCTCATCATCATTTAATAATTCACCTATTGACACAGGGACTGTTGTATAAAGGATAAATTATGGCATTTAATATAGACCCAAGCATTTCTTTAGGAGTTAAACCTCCAACAACTATGTCATTAGGCGATATGCTTAATATTGCTCGTGGCGCACAAGACTATCAACAACGACAAAAACTTAATCCTGTTGAATTAGAAACAGCAGAATCAGAAAAAGAAAAAAGTTTATTAGGCCAAAGATTAGCTAGAGAAACATTAGAGCCAAAAATTGAACAACAAAAGTTTCAAACTGAATCTGCTGGCACACAATTAAATACACAAAAATTAGAAAACACTAAAAAACATTTTGAAAATGTAGTTCAAAACATTTCTACTTTAATTACAAAACCTGATTTAACTCGTGAAGACATTATTAATAGAGCTACAGAAATAAATAAAAATGCAGGTGGTAACGAACAATCATTAAAGCAAACTTTAGCAGGACTTCCTGAAACAAATAATGTTAATGATTTAAGAGCTTTTCTTGCACAAGGATTAACTAAATCTATTGGTGGATTAAGTCAATTAGATAAATTAGCTCCAGGTGGCGTATATCCTTCACAACTTCCTCAATTAGATAATGCACCAAGAGGAATTAATGACAATATGCCTGTTACTTCAGATACTTTAAAAGGTAATGTGCAAAATATGAACAAACCTGTTCATAGTCAGCCTTCACAATTACCTTACCCTGTAAGAACACCAACTACAATAACGCCTTATGCGCCTACTGAAAAAGCAGACCAAGATTCAGGTTTTAAAAACAGAAATGTTTTAGTTGACAGACAATCTAATTTAACTACTGACCGAAGAAATCTTTTAGAAGCAAAACAAGTTACTAAAGATTTAGCAAAAGAAGAATGGAATAAAGGCGCAGGATTTTGGGGAATGGCAGGTAGAAATTTATCAACATTTTTAGGAACAGAACAAGGCGTAAAATATAAACAATTATCTAAAGATTTAGCTAATGTTCAAATATCTAATATTCAAGCTAAAGGTGGTTCTTTAGATACAGTTGCAGGTCAACAATTAACTAAAATGGCTAATGGCGATGAAACATATCCTCCAAGCGTTTTACTTAATATTATAAATAGAGCGCAAGCAGATATAACAGAACTTGATAAAAAAGCTACTGCTGCTCAAAAATTTAGCGCTAAATTTGGTGACAATAATTTTAAAGCATTTCAACAAATGTGGACTAAAAATGCAGATTCTAGAATATTTGAGCTTAACAATATATACAACGATCCTGATTTAAGTGCAAAAGAAAAAGAAACTGCAAAAAATAAATTATTTCCAAAAGATAAAAAAGAACAAAAAATATTTATTGAAAAATGGAATAACATTAAAAAACTTGAAGAAACAGGCTCATTATAAATGGATGACTTTGTTCAATTTTTAACAGGTGGCACTCAAAAATCACCTACTCCTGCAAATGTAGGAAACATAAGGCCTGTAGGTAGCTCTACAGGATTTCAACAATACGCTACAACTGAAGAAGGCATTAAAGCTGTTGATGATAATTTAAAGGCTTATGGCACAAAACATAAAATTAATACTTTAAGAGGTGTTATATCTAGATGGGCGCCTCCGTCTGAAAATGACACAGATTCTTATATAAACTTTGTATCTCAAAAAACAGGACTTAAACCTGATGAAGAAATTGATCTTTCTAATCCTGCTATTCGTCACATTATTAGTGGCCCTATTATTTTACAAGAGCAAGGCCTCACAAAATTAAAAGGCACGCCTCAATCTACAACTCAACAATCAACAGAACAACCTACAGATGACTTTGTTAGTTTCTTAACACAAAAACCTGAAGTTGTTTTTGAAACAAAAGAACAAACAAAAAAATCACTTACACCTTCAAGAGAAGATGTAATTAAAACTGTTGCTCCACAATCCCAAAAAACTACAGTTGGTGCTTCAACAACTGCATTAGCAGACATAATACCAAACATAGGCGCTTCAGTTGCTGATCTTGGTGCTTACACAGCTGCAAGATATGGTTTAAAAAAATCACCTCAAGAAGCAAGACAAATTGCAGATGTTTACTCTGAAGGTTTTAAAAGTCCTTTTGCAAAAGCTACAGGCCTTGCTGGAACAGAAGAATACGCAAATGCACCTGCAAATAAATTAATGGACTTTATTGGTCAAAATGTTGAAAAAGGTGCAAATTGGATTGCTAAAAATACAGGCATGGCACAAGAAGATGTGCAAAACATAATTAATGCAGGATCGTTTGTTGTTCCTGAAGTTGCTAGTAGAGGATTTAGCAAAATTAAAGGAAAGCCTGTAAGCGCTATTGATGAAACAATGATAGGACAATTTGCTAAACGTAAAGCAGAAGATACAGGCGTAGAAGCACCTAAACAATTTAAGTCAC